ATAATACACAGTTGCGGAGATACCGGGCCAGCCAAGCCCGGTATTTTCTTTTTGTTCTTATGATATGCCATCTTCTGCCTAGCACACCGACCAAATATCTTTACATTAGGAGATGCATAAAATGAGAACAGCAAGCAATACACCATTCCGCAAAAGAGGCAATGCCTGGTACTTCCGTATCAAGCTGCCGGGATCTGACGGTATCATGCGTTGGACGGAGCGAAAAGGTGGCAGGACTAAAGCAGAATGTCAAACCAACTACCTGGAACTAAAGGCAAAAGTAGAAGCAAAAGGGCATCTAGTTGTCATCGAGAAACTAACAGTCAGAGAGTTGTTTGAGACTTGGTTCAGTGAATACGTGGAATTGAACACCAAATACCAGACACAACGCTCCTATCGAGGCACCATCGAGAAACACATCTATGCTGCGATGGGCGCCCTCGATGTAAAGCAGATAACGCCACGCTACCTCCAGCAATTCATTAACCAAAAGTCCGGTGAAATGAAACGCTCCTCACTGGGCAGGCTCCTGGCACTGATGAAATCAGCCTTTGGCTATGGAGTAAACCCTTGTGAGTATCTGGATGCAAGCCCTGCTGACAAAGTAAGGCTACCTAGGGACATTGATGCAGAGCCTCACAGAGTCCATGTATTTTCCCAGGAGGATATGGCCGCCATTGAGGAGAGATTTCCGCCCGGCCACCAATACTACATTGCCATTCATATTTGCTACTACACCGGCCTCCGCATAGGTGAAGCCCTGGGGCTGCGTTGGCAGGACGTAGACTTGGATTCCCAGGAGCTGACAGTCAACGGCACCATGACAGACAGAGGCGGCCGGCAAGATGTCCCCAAAACAAAAAACAGTTTCCGCACCATTCCTTTTGGTGGGAAACTGCATGAGATTTTGTGCAACGAGCTTCAACGCCAATCCGAAGCCAGTTGCGGTTTTCGAGGGGTCTACAATCCATACCATTATGTTTGTTGTAGGCCAAAGAGCGGCTACCGTATGACCGGTACCGACTTCCACTACTTCAACGAATGGTGCAAGGAGGCACTGGGAGGAGGGTCTACACACTCCCTGCGCCATACCCATGCAACCATGCTGTTGGAAGCGGGCCAGTCCCTGGAGGTAGTCTCCAAAAGACTGGGCCACAGTACTGTAGTAACAACATCAAAATTTTACTCCCATGTGACCTCAAAAGGCAATACAAAAATGCGTTCCACTTTGGACACACTCTTCCCGCCCGGAGGTGATGGAGAATAAACTTATCGGATTTGTCTATACAAAACTTATCGGACTTACCGAACACCAACCGACTCAAATTTATAAATCAAATCTTAATCAAATATTTTTGACCGAACATCAATATCCGTATGGGTTTTCTGTATTCTTTATACTTATCGGAGGTAATAATATATCTGATTATAGGTATATACTGCCCCACCATTAAGCCCTTGATTTTATTGGCGTTGAGTCAAATTTCGTGCTAGGCGGAAGAACAATGCATATTTCAAGAAAATAGGCTTGCAAAAATCTTAATCAAAAGTTTTTGCAAGCCTTTAGTGTTCGCTTTTATTTTTGCAAGATTGGCTTAATCGCATTTTGCAAAAATAGCACATGTTTGTATTACCATGAATAGGTTATCTTGGCATATATTTTTTTATCGTCAATGTCATAATCAGCACCCACACCCATATATCTGCCACTGTCTGTAACCTTCCATTGATGGGTATAACCAATAACCTTTTCAGTAGGCTGATATTCTATGGTATTGATATGCTTTTTGAATGCCTGGATATTATATTGGTTTAACTCTACCTTGGTATCTTTATCCAATTCCTCCAGGTTGACTTCCTGCTCAGGGTTGTTTTTATTCGTGACAATGGCAAAATCTGCCTGCTCCTGCTTGGCCGCCTTTTCAGACTCGGCCTTGGCATTTTCTCCGGTAGTCTGAATGACATATACCGGCTCTTTTTCAGTTACTCGAATTTCTCGAATAACTGTGGAAACTTCCTTGGCCTGTCCTGCATCCAGCTTTACTCCGGCATTATCAGCAGCATCTTGCACCCCAGCAGAAGTTTCTGCCTGCTGTTGGCTTGTAGAAGTGACTGTCTTTGTTGGCTCGTTATTCCAAAACTGGCATATCAAAAGAGTTATTGCAGCAATCAGAAGCGCAAGCATTGCCGGCCACAAGTCATGCAATGCTAAACAACCGTACTTCTGATACCATTCGGATAATATTCTTTTTTTATTCTGAAAGTATTCGTTTACTTTTTGCCACATGCTACCGCCTCAATTCTGCTGATACCAGATAGCCTTACCCCTTATCGTCTGCAAGATATTATACAGATTTCGTCCTGGGCAAGCCGTACTGTCAAGATCCCTATGACCCACAACATGTGCGGCATCAATAGGCAGGCCGTAATCATCGCATATATTAGCCAGGAGCATCGCCGCAGTTTCAATCTGTTTTGATGTAGGCTGACTGATTTCAAAGTTGCCGCATAGGTGAATGCCAATGGTATGCCCGTTGTCACCTAATGCATGGGCACCAATAGTCCAATGCGGCCGCCCCTCCTCTATATTGCCATCCTTCCGAATGACATAGTGATAGCCAATGCCAGCCCAGCCCTGTGCCTTATGGCTTGCATGGATTTCAGCGGCCGACAAATCATCATCAGTAGGATTGCCGGTATGATGAATAACAATCATATCTGTTTTTCGTCTGTTATCCAGGTGTGAGAACTGCAAATTTGTTTTCTTGATATTCGCTTTCTGCATGACAGCCACCTCCGTTTTTATAGCTTGATTCCCTCATGCACGGCCCTATCTTCCAGCACCGTCATATAGATATGCATCCCCTTGATTTGTTCATCATATAGATTCCTTGGATAGTCTGGGGTAAAATCCAATGCACCAGTATCCCACTTCATAAGCATAGTATTAAGCTTTTTATACCGGATAGCCAGCTGATAATATTCAGCCTTGAACCGTTCCTTGTAATCCTGGCTAAGCATCATATCTACAGTATCTCTAAGTTCCATTTTTTATTTCCTTTCTGGCTTTTCGCCCTCACTGGAATTATACTTGCTATCAAGATAGTACCTGGCATACTGGCTCCCTGCCAGTGCTGCTACTCCTGTCATGCCAGCTACTACAGCAGATATACCCTGCCAGCAACTGCCCAGATCAAACTGTGTGCCCCGAAGTCCATTTGACCAGAAGGCAAAGAGCCAGCTGAACATAACCAGTCCCAGGAATCCCATCATTACAGTAACCAGCACGCCGATTTGCTTTGTTTGGATAGCCTTAAAAATATCCTTTACTCTTTCCATTATCCTGCCTCCTTTCAAGTCATTCTTTCCAAATGGTCAATACGCTTATGGGCTGACTTTGTGGACTCCTCCACCCTGGCCACTCTCACATCAATAGTGTTCAGCTTGTCCTCGTGCTCCTGGAGCCTGGTATCAATCTTATCCAATATCTGCCCCATCCGTTCAATCTCCCTGTTCAGAGGCTTCAATGTCAGCTTGTACAGCATCCCGCCAGCACTGGCAACAATCGTCAGCACTGATGCAAGATTAGGCAACAAAATATTCCAGTCCATATTACACCACCTTCATTCCTATGGCCTGCATATCTTGGCAAAAGATGCAGATTATTCCATGTCATTGCATTTCACCTGATACTCTTTAAGTAAATCAAGCAGGGATATTATTATATCCATCAGCACCTCATTAGTGGCATTTTTAAGGCTCCATCTAATTTCAGATTCAGGCTGTCCCTTGATTAACTCAAAACATCTTTCAGTGGATTCCATCGTCTCTTATGCCAACGCCTCCTTGACTTCTTCCTCCGTGATCCCCAACTGGTTCATAATGCAAGTCGGATTTTCCTTTAGGACATACTGCATATTCTTGGTTTTCTTCTCTCCTTCCTCCTCGTACTCACTTGTTACTACCTTATGGGTTTCATCGGTAATGCCCTCCTCGTTTTCCTCCAAGTCCCTTTCGTAGAACCAGTCATTGCGGCTATCCAGCAAGTCCTGCCAGTCCTGCTGCCACTGCTCCTTGGGAAAGTTCTCCTTTACATACAGGTAGTCTTCCTTTGTGTTCAAATGCTTTGGGTACCCATTCATTCTATTTGCCTCCTTTAGGTCATTGTATAGTATTGGTCTATCTTCTTGATGGTTGTGGCAAAGGGCATTTCATCCTTGTACCGCTCTGCCTGTCGTGCCAGCACCGTGGAGCCGGTAAAGACGATGTATCTTTCGCCCTCCAGTTCGAATTGCAGCTTCAGGCACATTCTGTTGTTGTTGGCAAACTTGCTGTTTGTTAGCTGATAGTCCGTGACGATGATTTCCTTGCCCAATATGAAATCCAATTTTGCCTTATCTCCATCAAGGTTTTCTTCCTTGGCAAAATCCTTAAATCTTTTCAATGGCTGCCCTTACCTCCTCCAGATTAATGCTTTGTGCAAGATTGTAGCTATTGGCCCATTTTATCCAGCCCTTGGTGGATGCAATGCTCCCTAGTGCTGACTCCTTGCTTATCCTGCCATGCCTCACCTTCCATATTAGTCCCTTGATGCGTTTCTTTACCCTCTTGGCAGTGGACTTCCTAAGAAGCACATAGTTGCCGGGAAAATGCCTGTAGCCTAGAAAGTCTATGCCACGGCTCACAGGGAACAGGTCGCACTTGCTCATTCGCATTTTCAGTCTGTCCTGTATGAATTGCTGTATCAAGGGTATTGTGGCCGCCAGCTGCTGCTTGTCCCCAAAGAGGACAAAGTCATCACAGTAGCGGATGTAGTGCCTTATGTGCAGGGTATGCTTTACATAATCGTCAAGCTCGTTAAGATACATATTTCCCAGCCATTGGCTGAGATAGTTCCCTATGGGCACATTGCTTTCTCCTGGCACGCTGTAGATTATTTCCTTCAGCAGCTCCAAGGTGTACTTGCACTTTATCTTCCTCTGTAAAATCTCATACATGACGGCATGGTTTACTGATGGATAGAACTTGCTTATGTCGCACTTTAGGCAATACCTTGCCTTGGCGATGTACCTCATGCACTGCTTGCTGCCCCTATGCTGTCCCTTGCCCTTACGGCAGGAATAGCTATGGTAGTGCA